ATTAAATAACTGCAAAATTGCATAGTAACATACCGGTAAAAAGGTTGCTTCATCTGCTATTATTATGTCTTTTCTTTTGTCGTTCAACAGAATTACATGCTGAGTGTACACATGTTTCGCACCCCTTTGCCGCCAATCGTCTGCACAATTAGTAGTCGGTGCCATAACAAACACATTTGGTTGATTGCCATAACGTTCCCATGCATGCGTTGATTTTTTCGAACCTGCGACACCAAAAAGGCATTGCATATCCAAATCAACATCATTTACTGCTGTGCTACGTAACTTATTGAGCAACGTGTTCATAACTGTAACATCACGTGTTTGTTGTAAACTATTTATAAACTGACCAATTTGCTTTTTGGTAACACGCACCTGCATTCTCTGCAAGCCGTGTTTTGGTAAGTCTATAGAGCACTGACCACTACCACTAAGTAATAAGTATATTTCGCCGGAAAATACGGAGCTGTTCTTAGCTCGGTATACGATCACGTGTGAATACGTTTCTTCAAGCACAGTTATCAATGCAGTAGCAGGTGGAAAAACTTTAAGCAGTAATCTTTTCGGTGTACGCATTTTAATCCATTGCGCGAGATCATGGTAAAATAATTCAGACCAATGTGATGCCGCATCACAGATTACACTTTCATGATAAGGAATATCTGTGAACGCTTCATAGTTACGTAGTTGTTTAAAACTATCTGTAAAGCCGATGTTGAATTTGCTAATGTCTGCATCTGTTGCGCCTACGTAGATATAACCATTCATAGGTGGTAAATTATTGCGAAACCATACGTTACCTAACATGCCTGGTGCACAACTAATCTCTGCCACGTCTGTACTGAAAGTACCTTTTATCAAATCAACAAGTTCTTGATATTTTGCTAATACACGTTCTGAACCCATACCTGCCCGCATACCTACGAACCAGTAATGGAAACCGTTGTAATTAACTGTAAAGCGTGGATTTTCTCCAATGACGACGTTGACATTATTTCTTATATCGAG